ATTAGCAAGAATTCCCGCATAAGACTTGAACTGGATCCGAAGGATACGCCAGACAAGCACTACGAACAATTGATCAGGCAGGCCACCGAGGGTTGCTTTACGGCAGGCGAGATAAAGCAGCTGATGGAAGCGGTAAATGTAGGATTGAACACCCATCAGGCATTCGGGCTGCAGCGTGAGATTGATGAACTCAAGAAAGACCTTGAAACGATGAAGGCAAACAGCAATGCCGACAATACGTTCGCAAATAAAGGATCTGCGTAAGGTTATCAGGATCCCGTGGAGGATCGTGTACGTGGATAGGATGATTGAGGCAAGTGAGTTTGCCGAGAAAACAATTTATGTTCATATCTGGATATAGGGAGAGCATTTCATGGGTTTCTTCAATGAAATAAAAAAAGGTTTCAAGTCAGTTACCAGGGGTGCAATTGATCCATTTGGTATCAGTTCAGATGTCTATCACGCAGCAACTGGCGCACCCACAGCAGAGCAAAAGCGTGAAATGGCAAAGGGCATGAATGAGCAGGTCAAGGCATACAAGGAAGCAACTGAGCTAGGAAGACAGCAGGTTGCAGAACTCAAGAGCCAGAAGGAAATGGAAAGAAAGCGCATTGAGGAAAAGCAGATCAGGGGTCTTCGCAAGAATGCACGCGCAGCAGGATTCCTGAATACCCAGTCTGAGGGTACGCAGCTTGGTTCATCATCTGGCCTGCCTCAGCAACTCGGAACGACATAATGGATACGTCCCAGGGCCTGGGAACACTCGGAACACCGAACACACTTCTGGAACTTCTCAGGAAGCGTTACAACGCAGCGAAGTATGTGGCGGATCTCTGGATCCCGATCATGCAGGCATCATTTTTTTATGCCGTTCCCTTTCGCAACAGGTACTATCTGCCTGGCAAGGAGTTTCAGGGGACTGCGCAGAACACCCGTGTCTATGACACAACTGCAGTTGAGGGGGTGACTACATTCGTCTCGAAGATTCATGAGACCATGACGCCTCCCGCCACGCAGTGGGGATTTCTCGAGGTCGATGATGCGATGGTCGAGGATGAGGAACGCGACGTTGAAACACTGCAGATGGCGCAGCTGGCACTTAACAAATACATGCGGCATCTCTTTAGCTATATCCATCAATCCAACTTTGATGTTGTCGTTAACGAATGCTATTACGATCTCTCAATCGGAACGGCAGCGCTTGTCATCAACCAGTACAATGATGAGCAACCATTCCTCTGCACATCAATTCCCATGGACAAGCTTGCAATAGAGGAAGCTGTGAATGGCAGAATCGAAAGCTGGTTTCGTACATGGCAGAACCTCAAGATTTCTGAACTGAATACTCGCTGGCCAGGTATCGTTTTGACAGATGAATTTGTTGGAATGATGCTCGCAGACATTGATGCAAAGATAAAGAATGTCTATGAGGGAGTGAGCTACTTTCCGAATGAACCTAAAAATTACCTCTATGCTGTATGGGCCGATAATTCCATCCTCTTTGCTGAATGGCTGGAATCAAGTCCAGGCATTATCTGGCGGTTCCAGAAGACGAACAATGAGACCTGGGGCCGTGGACCCGTCATGGATGCATTGCCATCCATTATCTCACTAAATGAAATGGCACGCTTGGAACTTGCAAGTGCGAACCTGAATACCTTCCGGCCCTACATGGGATTTTCAGATGCTGTATTTAACCCACATACTTTTCGCCTTGAGCCTTTTACCATTATCCCTATTGCTCCTATTGGAACAGGGGGCTCGGCGCCTCTTATTCCTCTACCTGTTTCTGCTGATCCTAATTTTGCTCAGCTTACCATTGCTGACCTGAGGATGCAGATACTGAAATTGCTATATGCAGATGAGCCTTCTGATTCACGTGGCATACAGCCGCAAACGGCCTATGAACTATCGCAAAAACAGCAGAACCTTGCATTAAAGATAGGCCCTCTTTTTAGCCGGCTGCAGCAGGAATTCCTGTGGCCGGTGATACAGCGATTTGCATTCATACTAAACAAGATGGGCAAACTTCCCTATCCGCAGCTGGATAATGTGCCCATACGGTTCAGGTACAGATCACCGCTTGCACTGGTCAAGGGTCAACAGGATGTGGCACGTCTCATTAATTTCGTGCAGACAATGCAGGGAATCATGGGGCCTGAGGCCACCCAGCTATATCTTAATCCGAAAACAACACCCTATCTGCTTGCTGAATCATTGCAGATTGATACACGCTATCTCAATGATCCAGAGACAGTGGCTGAGGTCATGCAGAATGTTCAGAACCAGCATAACATGCAGCAGATTGCAAATTCTGAGGCTCTATCACCAGAGGCACCAGAGAGTCCAAATCAGCAGGTCGTCATGTCTGGTGGTTAAAAAAAAAGGAGAAACTGATTGGAACTGAAAGACAATCCATTATTGCAGCGTGAAGATTTTAATGCAGGCTATACTGAAAATGTTGAGAAACTAAAAAACAATCCTGAAATCGTGGCACTTGATCGGCTCTGCTATGAATTATTCGTCATGAATGAGATGGGCAGGGAATTCATGAAGGTGGTCGTTGATCGCTATGTCATTCCTCCCATGGCTGATCGAAATTCACCAAACTTTAGTACTTCCGCAGTATGGGCAGAAGGATTCAAGGATGCTATCAGGATGTTTAGGCACGCCGCTCTCTCTCATGAGCAGCGCATAAAGGCGGAGACGAACAAATGACAGAAGAAACCGTATCAGGAACAGAAAGCGTTCCAGCTGTATCCATCGAACGCCCAGACTGGTTGCCAGAGAAATTTAAAACAGGAGCTGATCTTGCCAAAAGTTATTCTGAGCTTGAGAAGAAATTCTCAACCGCTCCCGAACCATACGATCTTGGCAAGTCGAAATTCCTGGATGACCAGTATGGCCCGATTCAGGATTTTATGGCTTTCGCTCGTGAGAAAAAAGTCTCGAAGGATGTCATGGACAAGATGGTTGAATCCATTGACAAGTACATGGATGAGTTCTCTGTTGATTATTCCGAGGAAGTCAAAAAGCTTGGTGACAATGCAGAGGAACGTGTGAAGCTTCTGGATAACTGGGCACAGGCTAATCTCAGCCGTGATGCGTATGAAGCGCTCACTGGTAGCCTGAACAATGCAAATGCGATCAAGGCACTTGAGGAAATAAGGGGAAAGATGATGAACAGCAATACAGTAATTCCGAATGGCAATGATGCATCAGCAAATAATGCAGCTTCTCTTGACGACATCAAGGGGGAGATTGTCAATAATCTTGAGAAATACAAGACTGATCCAAAATATCGTGCAGATGTGCAAAACAGACTGGCACTCGCCAGCAAAAACTCTGGCTTTGTTGACAAACAGGGCTTTTAAGTTCAATATTTGTATAAGGCCATTCTTCCCTGACAAGCTGAATGGCAAGGACAACTTTGCCGAAAGACCCGCCTGAAGGCGGAGAATCACCGGACTGGCAAGCCCTGAAAATACGGTCAATACAATTGATTAATTATTCAGGAGACTTCCATGTCCACCTCATTGACAGCAGTACAACAGATAGAGTTTGATGCACTCGTAAAGGCTGAATATCAGTCACTCGGATTTTTGCTGCGTGATACCATTCGCGTAAGACGTGATGTAATTGGCGCAACTGTTTCATTCAGAAAGGTAAACCAGATTCAGGCAGTGGCTACCGGCTACCTGCAGACTGTGGTTATTCAGGATCCAGGCTATACGCAAGAGACAGCCATCCTGCAAAAATACACAGCTCCCACCGCCGTTGATACCGTACAGGAACTGACCGTTAACTTTGATGCCAAGATGGAAAATGCCATGCTTGTCGCCAATGCACTCGGCAGACGTTCTGACCAGATCATCATCAACTCCCTTGGTGTAAATCCTGGGCAAACCATCGCTGATGGTGGCACCAACATGACCTACACCAAGTACACTGACATCATCCAGTTCTTCGACAACAATGCCGTTCCGTTGCCTGAGAGATTTGTTGCGATGTCTGCAGCCAATTTCAGGAGCCTGCTTGCAGCTGACCAGTTCGTGTCAACCTTCTACACACAGAACCGCGTACTCGACAAGGGCTTTGTGCGTGAATACCTTGGCATCAACCTGATCATCATTCCAGAAATGACCGAAGGCGGACTTCCATTGTCTGGTGGCAATATCAGGTCAACCTATGCATGGCACAAGCAATCCACCGGCATGGGTATCGGTCATGACTTCAGAACCGAAATCAATTACCTGCCACGCGAAACATCATGGCTGGTAAATGGCATTTTCTCGGCTGGTGCAATCACGATTGATAACCTCGGTATCATCCAGGTCAATTGCAACGAGAACTTCTAATCACGATTTATTCAGGAGAGAGCGAACATGAGTTTTACAATTGCAAACTGGACGTGTGCTTCACCTTCCCTCAACCAGGGCCAGGAAACAATCACTCCATTCGACGGTTCCCCAACCGTTGTAAACGCACCAGACTGGTTTTTGTACGGCAGCCCGAATGACACTGCTGCAACGATTGAGGCAGCGAATTACTTCCTGCCACAATATGCGAGTCTCTGCGTGGGCGACTTCATCATGGGCTTTGGAACGGATGCAAGTTTCCTTTTACAGGTAACTGCAGTTTCATCCACTTCGGTAACAGTGGAAACCGTTGGATTCTCATCTTCGGTCGGTACTGCAAATATCATCAACAATGCAGTGACCTATGCGAAATTCCAGCAGGTTGCAGCAGATTCACTTGTCGGTAATCCTACTGGATCACTTGCCAATGCTGAAGGCATTACGCTTGGAAATGGATTGTCATTCTCAGGCACAACCCTACAGGTTAATCCATCCCTCACCGGTCAGGCAATTGTTCCAATGACACTTGCACAATGGAATGGTATGTATGCAACACCATTCCAGTTACTTGCAGCACCAGGCGCTGGCCTGATGAACATTGTTGACAGTGTCTACATCAACCTGATCTACGGAAGTGCAGCACTTGCAAATGGTGGCGCCGTCTCAGTTCAATACGGCAATACCGCTCATGCTGCTGGAACACTCATTACCAATGCTGAGGCTGCAGCTGATTTTATTGCAGCAAGCGCCAATACCATGTTCAAGCTTTCAGGAACACTGGGAACAGGCGTTCTAACCTCAGCTGGTATTAACACTGCCGTATATATCAGTAATGCAACAGCTCCATTTATTACTGGTACAGGTGATACCTTCAATCTCATTGTCAACTACAGAACCGTTTCAGCAACATAAGCGGAGCGTTTGAATGGCGCTTTCAAAGACGCAGATTGTGAGCCTGGCAGCGATGCTGCTGGGCCACAAGCCTATCCAGAGCCTTGACAATGCAGATGATCTCATTACTTCACTGGAACAGGCCTATGACATGCTTTTGCCTGCAATTCTTGCGCAGGGCAACTGGCGTTTTGCCATCCAGATCCAGCAGCTTTCACTTTCACCGATTATTCCTCCGATAGACACGAACTGGCAGAATGTCTACTACCTTCCAGCTGGCTATCTGAAAAACATACGCATTATCCCGAACAATTACGTCTACGAAATTTATTCAGGTGGCCTTATCTACTGCAACTGGGGAACTGAAACTGCAGTATTCATGGAATATGTATTCATGCCTGATGTCAGTCTCATACCCATGTATTTCGTAAACTACTTCATTTATGAGATTGCAACCTTTGGCGCACTCTCAAGCGCACAGAAACCTGACTACATGGCAGCCCTTGAGCAAAAACGCATTATCCAGATGGCCATGGCGCATGCAGTGGATGCGCAAAACAGGCCACAGTTCAGCCAGGTCGATATACCCATGCTCAACAAGAGAAACATTACAGGCATCATTGGCCCCGTAATCGGGTAGGGTGGCAAGATCATGTATCAGCTCTGGTCACAGTCCAACTTCACGAAGGGTGAACTTTCACCCTACATGTATGCACGTGCAGATGTGGCGCCTTATTTCGATGGCCTGAAACAGGCACAGAATGTGCTCACCTATCCAACTGGCGCTGCAGGCAAGCGATTTGGCACGCTTTACCAGGCAACGCTTAATTCTTCCATTACTCTTTTCAACCAGATCTATTTCCAGACATTCCAGTATCAGGATCAGTGCATCTATCAGCTGATTTTCAGGCCCTTGGCAATTGACATTTATCTTGAGGGTATTCTGGTAGCAACAGTCACAACCACATTAAATGCAACGAATGTCTATAATCTCAGTACAACCACACTTGGAAATGCATTTAGGGTAGCAGGCCAGGGATTTGCACCGATGGATCTTTTAAGATCAGCAGATGGCGGAACAGTTCCATCTTCAATCTCAGCAAATGTTCTGACATTTGGAAGTGCATTGTTTACTGCAGGACTGATCTATCCAGTTTACTTTACAACATCAGGAAACCTTCCCGCTTCAACGCCACAGCTGAATCCCAATGTGACATATTTTATTAATGCACTCACTACCATGACAGCAATGGTTTACACGAGCGCATATAATGCAAAATTCAATATCGATCCCATCCAGATCCCAGGAGCCGGATTAAGTGTAACAACCATGTTCATTCAGAATACATGGACATTTGGCGCATCAGTTTTCAAGAATCTTCCCTACTATGATTTTAATGGGCCAATTACATCCTACGATGCAATTGTATTTACCCCTTCTGCCACTACAGGTAATGCAGTAACGATTACACTTTCTGCACCTTATGCACCATTAACATCAGCCACATACAAGGGAGGTGCATTTTTCGGTGTTGGTGGTTCAGGAAGAATTACAGCTGTAGCGGATACATCACATTTTACAGTCGCAGTTTCAGAACCATTCAATAATACAAATGGAATACTGGGAAGTCTTGCACTACTTGCAGAACCTGCATGGTCTGATGCACGCGGATGGCCTCAGGTTTGTTCCAGTTACCAGAACCGTGCACTTTTTGCAAATTCCCAGTCACTCAAGAATGGATTCTGGACATCAGTCATTAATGATTACACTAATTTTGGTGATCTCTCAGGCGATGATGATGATGCGATTGCTTGGTATCCAACATCAGGAAATGTCAATGTCATTAATTTTATTGTCCCCTACAGAAGCATAACGGTACATACAAATTCAGGCATCTATTCGAGTCCGCTTTCTGAAATTTATGCGATCACTCCAAATACATTTACGCTGCAGTTGCAGGATTCCACACCTGCTGATGTACTTGTTCCACAATCGATTGATAACCAGATCATGATTCTATCTGGTGATGATCTACATACAATGCTATGGGATGGTATCAACAATGCCTATACATCCAACATTGTCTCGATTGCAAATGAACAACTGATCAGATCACCGGTTGACGAAACATCCTTCGCTGATCTCACACGCGCTGGAAGCCGTTATGTATTCATTATCAACCAGAGTGGATCGATGGCAGTATACCAGACACTTTTATCAGAGAAAGTTTCTGGCATGACGCCACAGATTCTTGAACAATCCTATGGGATTGCTCATTTTTTACAGTGTGCAAGCAGTTTCAATGGACGTGCCTGGTTTGTTAACCTGAGAGAACAGGCATCAGCGGATGCACCGATTGCAATATCATTTGCAACGCCTCCAACACAGCTTGATCCGCAGACGAATATCACAGCAACCGCTTCAAACCTTGATACTGTGAATCCCACAGCAGTCAACTTTACGACGTCTGGTTCCCTGCCTGTAACCAGTCCGCCCATAGCAGTGCAGACTTATTACTGGGCGATTGGAATCGATGCCAATACTTTCCAGATATTTTTAAGTCAGGCTGATGCGCTGGCCAATAACAATGTGATTGCTTTCACTGGTGCAGGATCAAACAGCAATGTGATCGCATGGCCTCTCGTTGCAGTATTTACGCTTGAGGAACTGACGACAGATGTATTTCTGGATTGTGCTGTCCAGTATGATGGCTCACCTGTCAGTACAGTCACTACTGGCTCGCTCTTTAATGCACAGGATGTGATGATGGTGGGAGATGGATTTGGCTATGAGACAATAGGTGTGAACAATCAGGTCACATTCGATGCGCATGGCTCACCCGTTGATGTGAGTGAGGCATACA